GGTTCTGAAGGGTGGCCCTTCGGTTTGACCACCCGGTTTTCGACGGCGGCTTCTTGTTCAGGCGAAGGCCACAACGAGGCCGGGGACGTTTCCGCCGCCGACTTCGGCGAGGTCTTCGTCGGTCAGTTCAACAATTGCTGGCACTTCCATTTTCAGACTCCTGTCTCTTGGTTAAAGGACACCTACCACATCGAAACTGCTCATTGCAAAGTCTGTTAGCTAAACGCGCGGCGTATTCGTTGAGCCGCGAAAGCTGCAGCAGTACTGCTTTGTGCTCAGCCAGCAGCTCGCGGTAATCCTCAACTAAGTTAAGCCAGCGTTTTGCTACCATCTATGCAAGGATCACCCATTCGGGATCTGTCCGGGGCCGATTTGAGGAACAGTCATGTGGACCTCAGGCAGGTCACGCACAAGCCCGTTAGCCTCGACATTGACGAGATACGCCTCGGCCTTGTTCAGAACCCTGTCGATCCTATCGGCGTCGGGCTCCTCCAGTTTTGAGCCGCGGCTGGTTGACGGGCAAAGCCACATTTCATCGCGGGCTGCCGCCATCAGCATCCTGAACCCGTTCAGGTAGTTATTCTGCATCGGCGGCTGGTCCACCGGAGGCGGAAGATCAACGCGCATTGGAGTCGTCTTCGGCAAATCGAGGTAAGGCTGGGCCTTGACGTGCGCCAGGTTGGATTTCGCCTCCCTGACAATAGCCTTCAAACGATTCAAGTCGTCGCGAGAGACGGTGTTAGTGTTGCCGCTTTCGCAGCGAGTCGTCTGGAGGATGTACTCCTGAAAGAACCCGTACAACCAGCAGATGTCGAGGTTGTTGGTCCAAGGCTTGCTCAGGTCAACTGCTTGTGTGTCTGCCATTTACTTCTCCAGTTAAGCTCCCGATTGGGAGCGGGTCCAGCCAGTAATCGTAACAATCTGACCGCTTGCGATGTTGGTGTTATTCAGAGTCAGGTCTCCGCCGCCGCCCGAGGTCGTTACCGATCCTTGCTCGTGGCAGGACGTTGTGCCGGTGTTATAGAGGCGGAAATGGCCAGCTGTGCCAGCGGCCGCCGCCGTTCCCGTTCCAGTTGCGGCAAGCGTAGCTGTCCCCGGCGCCGAAGACGTAAACCAGTCACTGGCCAACGGGATGTCGCAAAGCAGCGTCCCCGAGGTTGCAGAGTCGCAAGCCGCCGGCTGCGCCCCGGTAAAGACCTTAATATAAGGCGCCGTGCCGACAGTCGTCTCGTACGGTGCGAGCATTGCGTCCCGGATCGTGGTACTTAGTTGAATCGTCATTTCTACCTCACGCCGCTTGGCGGCAAGCAAGTTCTTGTAAAACCCTCTCCACGACAAGCTCTGGGAGGTACTGTAAACAACACTGCGCCGCCTTCTGCTCTTTGTCGAAGTTGCAGTAGTCTGGCACAATGTGGACCCTATGGCAAGGGTAACATTGAAGGTCCGACGGCACACACGGTACAGTGTTCCTCCAATCACGCACAAGATTCTCTATCGTGCTGTGACCCAAGAACACCACCTTCAAATTCGGCTCGTGCGCCACGCAGTTGGTAATGGCGCTCTCCGGCCCAATCACCACATCTGCGAGTTGGGCCAGTGCAAAGATCTTTCGGATTGAGTAGTCCTTGCCGTAGACCTTCCACCCTGGCGGCGGATCGAGGGGAGCGTGGCCCGTTTCTCCTACCACGCCGCCGTGGAAGCCTTCCCCAACAAGCATTTCCATCGCCCGCTGGGTATACGGCCAGTACTTGACGCCAGATCCTTTCGGGTTGATGACAACGAAGGGGCGGCCGCCAATCTCCTTCCGCGCCCACGCCACTTCTTCCGGCGTCGGATGGAAGCGAATCTTGAAGGTCTCCGGGTTGAAGGGGATGCCGGCGAACTCGCACACACTCTCCATATAGTTCATGGAGGCCATCCGGCGGCGCTGATCGTCCGACGCAAAGAAGTTCTGGTCATTCAGGTGGTAGAGGAGGCGGCGCTCCACACTCCCGCACAGATTAATAAAGCGGTCGTGCTTCTTCTGTTCCCATTGCCAGTACGACATTTGAAGTTGAAACTCATCGCCGCCCGCGAAGATCGCGTCTGGCTGTACCACAATTTCATCCACCCGAGGATCGTGCCGGATAACCGGCTCCCCGACAGGATGCACGTAGGCCGTGACGTGGTAGCCTTGGTCCTTGAAATAGGAAAGGACGCCCGTCATCCAAAGCGTGTCGCCGATCGCCCCAAGCCGCACAATCCCCAACTTCTTTGGCGGCCGCGGCTTCTCCTCATACACTTTGCAGTAAGGTTTCTCCGTCTTCTGGTAGACCTGCCAGAAGCTATACTCATTCCCTTCAGCCCTCGTCTCATTCCGAAGCTGTTGCCAACCATGCCCCGAGCGCCACGAGACTTCCTTCATTGCCTCTGTGATGTCCTCCGGCATGAAGTCGTGCTTATGATCGGGGTTAGCGCCTGGCTGGCCGATATTCGGATACAGCTCTTTGTGGGGAAGGTAAAGGCAAAGGTAGCCGCCGATCTTGAGTGTCCGCCACCAATCCGCAAGGGCGGCCTTGTAGTCAACGATATGCTCGAGAAGGTGCGACGAGAACACTGTATCCAGGCCGCCGTCGCTGAACAAGTCCAGCTTCTCGCAGGCCAGCGGAATGATCCCCGTCGGCGCATCTGCTCGCGGGTCGATCCCAATGATATGGCGGCCAGGAAACACCCGCTTCAACCCGCACCCAAGATCAACTACCCTTCCTTGAAGGAAGGGCAGGGCCTCGAAGGCGATCTTCTGCGCCTCGAAGCCTTGCGGCCCGTCCATCCGCCAGGTCATTGCATCACCACGCGCGAGCGGCTACGCTTCCGTCCATCTGGCCCAACGATCAACTCGGCCTCTCGCTCCGCGCCGGCAAGCTGCGCGACCTGCTGAATCGCTTGCATCATGGCGGCTTGGTTCTCCGCAAGGGCTTGGAGCGCGGCCTCGACTTGCGAGGCGGCTTGTATCGGAGCCTGTGCGCGGGCGTCGGCGGTTTGCTCTTTGGCGGCCATAACCTTCTGCGTCGCGCCCATCTCCGTCTTGGCACCCTGAAGCATTTGCGCCAGCTCCGTCTTTCCTTGCTGGAGCATCTGCTGCACCTGCGCCAGGATATTCTGGTCTTGCATCTTCGATACCTCCCCTTTCAGCATCTCGGTCTTGCCGCGGTAGTCAGCCTGGAGTTGCTGCTCGCGGCCCTTCGCGTCCAAAATCGTCTGTTTCTTATCAAGGCTTTGCTCCGACTGCAACTCCGCGATCTTGATATCCTTCGTGGCCAGCTCCGAGGTCATCTCAATAATCGTCTCTTGCATCTCCCCGATCTGCCGCTTAGCCTGAGCATCCCTCGAAGCCAGCTCCGCGTCGTGCTTCTCTTTCAAGACCTTCGGATCTTCCTTCTGTTGCGGCTGTTGCATGAGGTCAAGAGCCTGCTCCACCCGCCGCGCAAACCGGAATCGGCGGAAGACCTCGCCCATGATCAGCTTGGCGCCCTCGAAAGGCAGCTCCCCGGACTCGATCAGCGGCTGTAAACCGGCCGTCATCTGCCCAAAGGCGTTCATGAACTCCATGATCTGGGCTTTATCTTCCGTGGCCTCGAGATCCACCGTCGAGTTCGTCTCAATGTCGATGCGATAGGTCCGCTCGAAGCGGTCGCGGAGGACAGCCGTCACTTCCTCCCACGTCGGGAAGCCCATTGCGGCCTGAACTTCTGGCGGAATCGGCGGCTGCGGAGGCGGCTGACCGGGTTGCGGCGGCCCTTGCGTCATCTGCGCCCGGATTAGGGCTTGCTGCGCTTTTTGCTTCTCAGCTTGCGTCAACAGCGGCAGCTTGGTGATCTGCTTGAGCGTCGCGGGGGTGTAGAGGTTGGCCGCGAACTCCAAACTAATCCGAAAAAGGTCGCGGCAGAAGGTCATCACGTCCTTCTGTGCCCTCTTGATCCGTAGCGACCCCCACTGGTTCTTGATCTCTTGCGCCTGGGCAGTCTCGGAGGCCTTCGACGTACCGCGAAGGATATCCCCAATACCCATGATCTCGTAGATTGTGTTCTTGGCGGCCGCCTGTGCCTCGTAAAGCACCCTCGCGACCTCGACTAGCTTGTCGATTGGGATTAGCCAGATCTGCCGCTCGAAGCCGCCGCTCTCACCGATCTGGGAGGCGTTCTCGATCGGGACTAGTGTTGTATCGTCGCCGTCGAGAATGGTGGCCAGCTCCGTCAGCTGCCCATTATACCCACCCCGAACCTTGATTGCCTTCAGCACAATGTGCAGCCGGCGGGTAATCTCGTTCAGTTCCTTCGCCTGACTTTCGTACAGCTTGTACGGCGGCACCGGCATCAGATTATCATTCCGCAGCACGAAGTGCAACGGCTCTGGCACCGGGAAACGGGTTGTCAAGTTAAAGGGATAGCCTTCCTCCGAAAGGAAAGAGTCTGGAAACTGTGCCGTGACGAACTGAATCGTTTGGCTTTCGGCCGTCCAGACCTCCCACACAAGCAACGTCGGCTCTTTCTTCGTGCCGGACTCATCGCGGCGGGCCGCCTCCTCGTCGTCCTCCTCGCTCGCCTCTTCCCAGTTAAACTCCTTGTATTTCGCTGTCTTAGCGAAGTCAGGGAAAGTGCTCTCGAAGTCCGCCTTGTTCATGTCGTAGCCAAAGGCTACCCACGGCACATGCGTCCAAGCCCTGGCATACCCCCACACGAAGCGGTCGTAGGCTAGCTTTTCGTAGCAAAGCTCTTGGTAGTTGCCGTCGGCCTTGTATCGAACGCGGACCTCGCCTTGCCCCGGTACCAACGCATTCAGCACGGCACCCCTGACGGCCCTGTCAAAGGTATCATACTCCCCGACGTTGGAATCAGCGCTGTACTCAAGGAGGCGCTCCGCGACTTGCGCCACGGCGTTGTCTACGAGTTTCTGTTGGCCGACCTGAGTGTAACGCCGGGCGACTTCTGGCCGCGGCGTACTATTGTACAGCGCCGGCAGAATCGTCTCGGTGTTGCTGTAGAGGATGTTGAAGGGGACAAGCTCGTCCTCTTCGGCCTCATAAATATCGACTACCTTCTCGGCGTCGTCAAGCCAGTGCTTCTTGATCGCCTTTTGGCGGCGCTCAACTTCACCAATCACATCTCGCGGCTTCTTTGCCATTCAGTCCTCTTGGCGCGCGGGCGCTAGAGACAATGCCTTGCGGCATTGTTTGCCTGGAGCCGCTTCCGCTTCGCCATTTCGAGGGCGTCGTTGAAGGTGAGCTGTCCCGGCGGTTGAGGAAATGGTAGCTCGATCTTGTCGGCCGCGTCAACTACCCACGGGCGGCTCATACACGCATACCGCAACTCGTCGGCGGCATGATCTTCGCCCTCAGTGTCGAGGTCTTCGGCCTTCCTTTCATCATGCTGGAGGAGCGGCAGCGTCCTGATCGTGTCTTCGCAGGACTCAAGGAAGTAGAGGAGTGGTTCCCCATCAACGCCGACAAGACGCCGCCGCACTTGTTGCCAACCCGGCTCCCTCTTATTATCAGCCTTCTGCCAAAAGATGCCGGCCTTGTACATCGCCTCCGCGATCGAAGGGCCGCCGTCCCGGATAAAGACTGAAGGATCGGCTACTCCATACCGAACCTTAAGGTTGTAAAGCACCATCAAGTCCTTCTCGCGCGACCTGATTCCCTCTCCGACGAGGCCAGCATCAATCTTGATCCCCTCATTCGGGCGGCCCGTCGAGCCGTACCACTCATCGAATTTCAAGAGGGCGCCGCGAGGCAAGCCCCACGACCCGTCGCTGACGACATACCACCCACAGGAGAAGGGACGAGCGTAGCCCCAGTCAAACGCCCGAAAGACGGTCCCCCGCTGCGGGATGCGGCCCCTCCAGTCCTCTGGCAGGACGTGGCGATTGGGGTCGAACTCCATGAAGAAGGCGCCATCGATAATATCCCACTTCCCGAACAGCCACGCATCGACGAGTTGCTTGCCGCCGGACTGCTGGAGCTGGGCGATATAGAGGCCTTGGTCGATCTTCTTGTTATCGACGACCCTGGCCGGGATAAACACCCTTTCAAGAACCGTCTTCGCGCCGGTCCAAGGGTTCGTGAAGGTCTCGTTGAGGACCTCGAAGCCGCCAGGATTCGGGTCTATGTACCGCTTTTTGACCCATCCATGTCCCGGCCCGCCAGGATTCCCAGTAAGCCGTATGCCAACCTTGATACCAGCAGCGGCCCGCAAAGTAGCGCGAAGCTTATCAATAGGGGCCGGAGAGGGAAAATTAGTCGCTTCCTCAATATAGACGCGGGTGTAGTTGTGGCCTTGGTAGTTCTCGGCATCGCTGTCTCGTTCAAGATGCCGAAAAAGTAAGCGCGCGCCGTTAGGCATCGTCCACTCTGCGCGCTGTTCGTTCCAAGACGCCCCGATCTTGGCGAAAAGGGTCTTCGATCGGGCCACGACCTCCGAAAGCTGCTTAAAGGTCCGCCGGAAGAAGACGCCGATGGCGGCCTCCCCGTACTCGGCAGAGTGCGAGAGCCAGTCCCCGAGCATCCCGTCCGTCTTGCCGCCGCCCCTGGCGCCGCCATAGAACACCTCAAACACCGGGCACGCCACAAGGGCGGTCTGCGGACCGGGCTGCGGCTCCCAAATGACGGTTTGGGCGGGCTTCATGGGGCGGCCGCCAACCTACGGTTGGCCTCGTCCATTAGACCACCAGCGCATTAGCCCCTCTCCCAGACCTTTGTAACCCTGAATAAGCTGCTCTTGGCTTGCAGGTGTAGCGTTTGGCCGCAAACCAAGACGTTTTGCTACTTGGTATGCAGGGATACCAAACAGCAAAGAAATTGCCATTAAGGGATTTTCTGCTACAACTTCGCGGGCAAATGCTCTGTGTTCTAGCGGGGCAAGTTCTATTTGTTGTGCTGGATTAGCTACTTGTTCGCGAAGGCTGAAAAGCGCGGCATGCGGCGCTTTTGTTAACGCTTCCGCAATCTGCATCCGCTGTTTTTGCTTGTTCGAAGACTCTTCCGGCTCAATCGTGCCAGTAATCTCAGGATACGCCATCAGGTCACACTCCCTTCTCCACTCGCGGCCATCGTGAAGACGGCGGCACTCTCCCCAAACTTCGCATATTCCCCTGTCCCTGATCCGTTCAGGGCGAAGGTCGCAGCCGAACTCCCATCGACCGGTACGGAGCCGGCCGCCGATCCCGAAAGGACAAAAACGGCGTCGCTGGCGGCTCTCGCCACGATATCCGGCTGGACTTGGGTGTCCAGGTACTTCTTGAGCGTGGCCCTGAAGAACCTATTCCCCGAATAGAGGAGAACAGGCACGGACTAGCTCTTCTTTTTCTTCAGAATCCCGGTCCCTTTATCCGCTTTGTTGTACTCGCGGGAGACCTTCTTCGGCGGGCAGGATTTGTACCCAGCGCCGTGAGCGCAGGCGGCCATGAAACGGGCTTGCTTGGGGGTTTTAGAGGGCATGGCGGCTTCAGCAAGGCTTACGATGCTTCTTGCCGGGGACCATCTTGCCGGGTTTACGCTTCATTTCATTTCTCCGAGGTCAGGGGGGCCGCCGAGGGGGTATAGGTTTGCTGCCAATCGTTGGCGGATTGGGCTCGCGGCGGAACATGGGCCACATAGTTGTTAATCTGGACAGCGTTCGCGGGCTTCGCGCCGTAGCCGAGGCTGCGCGTGGCAACGTCAAGTGCCCTCACGGCGACGTTCATGTTGGAGGTTTCGTGGAGTTTCTGGAGAAGAACCTCGATACTCTTGTCCGCCAGCGCGCGAATGCGCTCTTCAATGCTTGTCCGAATACGTGGATCGACCAGTTCATCTTTCCTCTCCGCAAGACGCTCGCGAAAGGCGTCGCTGTTGATGATTTGCGAGACCCAGCCAGGCGTATACCCAAAATGGGCCGCCAATTCGTTCTGGCTGACGGCCGGATTCGCCACGATCAGGTCAATCATCGCGTCGTGGCTGTACCGGACCTTCTGGATGGCGACGGCGGCGCCTCCTCGCGCCCGGTATTTTGAAATTTCGTCCATTGGGAGTCCCTGTCCGTGCTCGGCTACGCCGAGCATACCCCCGGCCTCGAATTTTTGCAACCCCGCATTGGGGAGCTCTGCCATCCAATGAGCGGCCTACTCCGCCTAAACCTCAACATCATCAACCCCGCCTGCCGGCGGCTACCCCCGGCTCGAAAGCCAGGGCGCTGGCCGCGAATGATTCGCATTCGCATTGGAGGTGCGATCGCATGTGCGAATGATTATCATTCAGTTTGCGCTAATCCATCCGGCCTAACGGGAATAAGGTAATCCATCCGGTCTAGGGGGAAATGCTTAGTCCATTCGGCCGACGCGGGAATGCGGTAAGCCAAACGGACTAGCGGCCAATGGTAATCCGAATGGCTTAAGGGGAATTGCGTAGTCCGAACGGCTTAGCACTAACACGGTATGCCGCGTCGGCGGCTGAACGATTATCATTCGCATTGGAGACTAACGTGCGAATGCGAATAGGCACGCTGCAGGCTAGTCCATCCGGTCTAGTCCAAATTGACGCCTTCGCGGTATTGACGGCGGCGCCATGCTGCAGTCGCACAATCGACCGTTTGCATCATCCGAACGCCTTAGCGCAAACACGGTACAAAATGGCTTGCGAATTTCTACAATCGGCGTATGCTTGAATCGTTGGGGGACATCCCCAACGCAACTAGGAGAAATAGCATCATGGCAAATTTCAGGTATTGCGTAACCGACGCGCGGGATGGTTGGCACGTCAAAGATCCCGCAACCGACAAAACCCTGCGGACCTATATCCTCCCATCCGAGGCGAATACGCGGCATAATTTGTTGCTCGTCGGCGGAAAATCCACGTTCCATGACGGCGGCGCATTAACGGGCGAACCGACTGCAGCCGATCGGCTAGCCGCAATGGACAAACGTTGGGGTGCCGTAATCAATGGCGTCTGGCGGTTCAACGACGGACGTGGCGGCGCAAAACAACCGAAATTCCCACGTCCCGAGCTTTTCGCGGCGGTTGTTGCCTGTGGGCACATGCCGGACGACGCAAAACATCGCGAGCTTTGGATGTCGGCAACCGAGATCACGTTCGCCAAGGCGTACCAACAAAAAGGCGTTATCGAATGGTTGGAGAAACATCAACCAGCGGACGATACGGGGTTATTCGCCGACGCGTCAGCCGATTAGGGGTAGAAGGGGACTACGGTCCCCTTTTTTTGTCTCCAGGTTTTAACCCCATATTAAACCCCATATTAAACCCCATATTAGGCCTATAGGCTCGGATTTAGTGCTTATCCCGGTTCTATGCCTATCGTGGGACAATTATGATCTTGTTATTGTGCCATATCACTATATGAAATCCCTGGGGTTGTCCCTGTTAATAACCTTATTTTTTTTTATAAGTGTATCATAAAAGCAACATCGGGGATCGAGTGCCACATAAAGGGATAGAATGGGGATCACCCCTTTTTGGGCGCCTATAGGGGGAATATGGGGTGGAATATGGGGTGGAATATGGGGTTAAAAGCGGTAGAATGGGTAGACAATCTGCCCGCCGCCGTGTATAATGGCCGTTGCGCGATCGAAGTTCGGCCGCGCGAACACTAGGAGCCACACATGGAAAATACTTTCCCCCTGTCAAGGGGATTGAAACAAAAGCTCGGCATCCATGATCAGCATGTATCCGAGTGGTGCCGCCAGTCCCAACGGCAACAAGCGTTGGCGAAACTTCTAGACACGCCCGCAAAGCGAGCATTCGCGGCGCAGTGGTGCGGAACGCTGGATAGTTTACTCGAAAGCCACCGTAGGCACAAGTATGAACGTGTTGCAAAAGGGTACCGGGAAAGCCATTATTGGGAGAAACTATGAAAGTCTGGATCGTAATGAAAGGTGAGCGCTACGAGGGCGGCCATGTTGACGCCGTTTACGCCAACGAGGCTGACGCTAAAGCCTATTTCGAGGGTGAGGTCGAACGTCTCAAACAACAATGGAAAGAAATCTACGAGGTTCGCCCTGGCTACCTCGAAGAGCGGACCGAGATCAAGGAGTCGTGGGCGTGCGTTGCTTGCGATACGATTGAATACTTTTCAGCGGAGGTACTATGACCTGCATCGTAAGTCCTTTGATTTACCCCTCAAAGAAAGTCCTTCGAGAATGCGCCCTCAAGGCGCCAGCAAGTGTGTGGATTGAAGACCCTTCGATCTTCAACCCGCGGAGCTTCTCGGCCGCCAGCATCCCTCCTGGCCGTACGGAGGTCGTGACGAATCATCCCAAGCGCTCGTGGTTTGCCCAGATCGGACGCAAGCCGTCGGGCGAGCTTTTCGTGAAATAGGAGCATAACTATGTCTGTTTCAGTAAACCAAGTCATTGCCAGCTTCGTCGAACAAGCCGGCCGCAAGCTCTCCGATATTGACTGGACCCGTACACGGTACGATTTTGCCGCCGACGAGATTCGAGTCGCGTTCAAGAGCGATTCCAGTCTCATGATTATCGAGATTGAACTTCCTACCAGCCGCAAAAACTAACCAGAGGCCGCCGCTCGAAAGGGCGGCGTATCCCAATGCCATACCCTCGCACTAGCACTGCCTATCCCGCTGCGATGCGGGCGCTGATCGAGGAGGTCGCCGCCGACAATCTCGGCCGCGAAGTCCTCCTCGATTCGCCCAAACAGGCTTACTCGCAGCGATCCCGATTCTACGCTTATATCGCCGCCATCAAGCGCGACCTCACTCATCGTCCTCCGTGGATGGATGACGCCACTGCCCGCGATCTTACCGAGTTCCTGCAGCGTGCCATGCTGATGGAGTTCACGATCGACGGTCCTAAGCTAATCATCCGGCCGCGGGACGAGACGCCGTTTGCAGACAAGCTCCGCGCGGCCAAGGTCATCGGCGCTCCCGCTCCGGCGGCCGACGCCGACGCTTCCATTGCCACACTCCTGGAGAAAATCAATGCTCCCAAAACATGATCCGCTGCACGACCTGCTAAGCATGAAAGTAGGCCGCCAGACCATTGAGCTTCGCCGTGATCCGCTCGGATTCTTAGTCAACGTCTTTGACGGCCACGGCTACACGATCATAGCCTTAAACCCCGCGCAAGCGGCCGACCTACGCGACGGACTCGCGTATATGCTAGGAGAGTAGCATGACCCACTCAATCCGTAACGCCGCCCTCTTGCAGAACAACCTCGAGGCCTGCATTCGCAATGCAGGGCCGGCGGGCATCCCGCTTCTCGAGGCGCTACAGCGTGTTTCCGGCCGAGTGAAGCCGCTCGGCTCTGACTACACCCTCGGCGGAAACCTCCGCAAGGCCGGCCTCATCCAGACCATCCGCAACCTGCCCAATGGCAAGATGACGGCCTATCACAAAGAGTTCGTCGCGGCCTTGCCCAAAGACGCCGCTCCCGTACCGGACGGCAAGCCGGACACCAAGCCAGCCAAGCGCGTCATCCGCCGTCGGAAGTCGAGGCCCGCCGCCGGCATCCTCATCACGATTCAGTACGGCAAGCACGAGTCCATTACCCTCTCGATGGCCGAGGCTCACGCGTTGTATGGCGAGCTGGCCGCCATTTTCGGAAGGCAATAGAC